GCATTATTATGATAATTTAACATAGTTTGAGCGTCTGCTTTACCGCTTAATACTTCCTCGGTCACACCTAACTGGCTATATAGCATACTCGTAAGGAAAGTGATCTGGTTCATTAAGTTGTTTTCAACAGATCTGTTCAACTGTGTTACTTTCTCAGTACCATCGATGTAAGCGATACCATACTTCGAACCTGCCAGTTGGTTCTCAATATTCTTTCGCCTATCCTCAGCCATTTTCTTTCTAGCTTCTGTTTTGATGATGCCTGGTAACTGCAATATTATGTCGAGTTTACCGGAACCTGATTGCTCATCGATAACATCTAAAATATTAAGTTTCCTAATAAGACGTTTAGCAACTGAATTTGGTTGATTCATTACCACATAGAATGGATTTTCAACTATAGCTACTGTCTTTTTAGGAAGTATAATATCTTCATGGTTTCCGGTTTTATCGTTATAAACCTGTAATTTAACATGGTCTGGATACCACTGTAATATCTTTCCAACTCTCAAAGATTCTATATCATATGATTCAGAAACTTTTGGATTTATAGATGTATCTACCGGCACTATTGCAACTGATCCTTCATCAAATAAGGAGAGTACTACACTTTGTATAAAATTTCTTGCCGTTTGATCTTTATTAGCCTCCATTGTTAAACATTGATTAAGAGAATCATTTACTATCTCTTTAAAACGTTCATCATTATCATCAAGTTTAACATGCTTAATATCGAGCTGTGATACATCTATAGCTATACGATTATATACAGCAGTAACAATCGATTTCTCATTACCCATTGATACTCTAGGTCTCGATGGATTAATATATGTCGATTGTCCATAGTCATAACGTATAGACTGAGCTGGATTCAGAAAAGCATTCCATCCATGTTTAAGTCTTTCACTTAAACTCATTTGTTTACTCCTTATTTTGAAGGGTTATTTCTTTTTCTTCTTTTTTATATATTTCTCAACATTATTTCTCATTATTACTGGATTTTCTTTATATGTTGGATCATTCTTATATAAATCCTTAACATAATTCTTTTTATAAAAATCCCTATATTTAGACATCGCCTTCTCTGTTTTTTCACTAGCTTTGTTAAGGCCTTTAGAAATATCTTTAGCCATTGACTTTTCAACATTGGTCTTACGTCTTAAATTTTCTTTCTTTATGATATCTTTAGATTTCTTATCCCACTTATCTTTCTTAGATGTAAGATAATCCTTCTTGGCATTAAGACGTACAACTTTCTGTTGAGCCTTCTTACGACCAAAGAAACGAGAAACTCTCTTAGCCTCTTTAAGATATTTCTTGTTTGTTTTATATATTTTCTTGGCGTATTTGTCAGATTTCTTAGAAGCTTTCTGTACAGCTTTGTCAGGATTCTTTCTTATACCCCACTTCATACCCATAACACCATAATGAGCAAGAGTATCTTCGTCTAATGGGGGTTTATCTAGTTCTGTGACATATATTTTATCCATTATTTTTTCTTCTCCTTAAGTAATGCTTTAATAAACTCTTCCTGCTGCTCATTATTCATAGCTATTTCTTCAGCTAATTTTTTAACACCCATCTTTAAAGCATTTTCTGAGACTGTTCGAACAAGACTTCCTGCTCCAGACTTAAGACCTGCTCCGACATTCTCTTTGACAAAATTAGCTGCTTTTCTTCCCTTAGACATATTAGCTTTATCAAGTTTAGCAACTCTTTCGGCTAATCTTCCTTCGGTATCAAGCCTTGTTAGCATGTCATTAATTTCCTGATTAGAAAATTTATCAACATTCTTAAGCATAGAAGAAATATCTTTAGACTTAATAATATCTTCTTTAGACTTCTGTTGCTTCTGTTCTTCTAGTCTTTTCTGCTGTCTAATTTTACGAGCTCGCTTAAGTGACTTAATACGCCTCTTTCTTAATTTCTTAGCCTTATGTTTAGATATTCTACCCTTTCCAGATGATTCTTTCTGCTTTCGGATTCCCCACTTCATGCCTAATACACCATGATGAGCCAGAAAATCCTCATCTAAATAAGGTTTATCATAATCTAAGTCATACAGTTTTACAATCTCTTCTGCATTCATTTGACACCTCATTTTTATTATCAACCTTAATCGAAACTGTCTTTGCATAACTTATAAGCAACATATGCATCCATCATTGCTGCAACATTATCGATTTTCTGGTCATATCTTTTCTTATAGAGTTTACGATTACCATTAGTGTCTTCAAGTGTTATACAGTTACCCATAGCAAAACTCATAAGATCCTCGTCAAATAATAAAAGTCTATCTTCTGATAATTTCTTAAGTTCTCCGAGAGGAACCGATTCAGTTTTAGCTCCCTGTATAACTTTAACTATATTGTAATCACCATTATCTACAATCCAACGATTAACAAAATCTTTAGCATTATATGGGTCATATCCTAAACAAAGCACTTCGTATCCATTAGCTTGAATATGTGAATCTAAGTCATCATAAACCTCGTCCATCTCTAGAACTGTACCTTCTAATACACAAAGACTATCTTCTGCTATAAAATCTTCATACTTATTTCTCATAGCCATAGGAAGCTTCATAAGAGTTTTAGATGATATGTAACTTCTTGTCTTAATACCAAATGATCCATCCTTAAGCGGGAACATAAAAGTAAATGCACAGAAGTCATCTCCTTGTGATAAATCACATCCCAAAGCACATTGCATATTCCAAAAGCTACGCCTCTTATGCGGAAGTGTTTCTTCATAAGTAAAGAAATAAGTATAACCTTCCATGGGTATACCAAATCTCTTAGCTAATATGTCATTTCTAGTAGATGGAGCCTTTTCCGCTCTTTCTACATCTTCCTGGTATACGTCATACTGTACTGTTTTTCCAAGATTAGGATTGGCTTTAACCCACATTGCCGGGTTATTTACTTCTTCAATATCATCAAGCTTATAATACCAAATACTAACCTGAGGTGCTATAAATTCACCTTTAAGGATAGACATTAGCTCCATTTTAATAGTATCTCCAGAACCATTTCTTACTGTTCCTTCAGAACTCATGGCCACTATAAGATAGTCATCAAGCTTAGATGCTCCTTGTTCTATAGCACCTATAACATCTTCTCTGATATCTCCAGAAAGCCACTCATCGACAGTAGAAATCTTAGGTCTCAATCCTTGTAACTTATCAACTGACATGGGTCTTACTTCCAGTAGAGAATTAGTTAGAAAATTCTGGATGCCCATTTTAGTCGAAGCTAGTTTTACTCTATCTGCTTTGCTTCCTGTAGTATTCTGAAGTGAGCCATCGGTTAGAAATTTAAATAGATCGCCTCTAGCTCTGGTAATAGCTGTTCTTATTGGACTCATGACCTCATCGGCCTGTCTCATTGTTGGAGCTGTTGTGATTTGATGTGTGGTGTCAGGATCAATATTAAGAAAATAATTCTGTATTGTTGAAGCATACATTGACTTAGCAGCACCTCTGGCCACTATAAGATATTGCTTCTTTGTAAGTCTCTTTTTTATCATTTTCCTAACATAATGACCACCATGACCATTTTTGTTAGGCTCATATACTGATCTTTCAGTGAAATACCACCATCCAAATATCTGCTCTCCCCATAATTTAAAACTATCTAATAAATGTAATGGGGACCCGTCAGTCAATGTCAACTCATCTTCACAAAAACTAACCCATCCATTAATCGCTTCATCATCATAATATATATTTGGATTTGCGATGAGATCATCTATCCGGTTCATCTCCATTGCGATCTCTCGGTTAATTGGTATCTCACCTTTGATCACTTGATTTCTAAACTGACCGTAATAAATGGGTACAGCCGTATTCGATAGTGACATGTATTACCTCCAATAGCATGCAGCGGGTTAGAGGACCCCTGCCTTGAGGTCCTCGTTTACCGCTCGCTATTCATTTATTAAGCCTGTAACTGCCCAGACTTATTCCATATCTTCGATCTGTCTCTGCATCTCGGCGATCTTCTGAAGCATCATTTCTTTCTGATCATGACCGCTGTAATTTCTCATACTATTGTTAGCTCGACTAGACCTTCTACCGGACATATTTCCGCCATTTGTTCTGCTGCTTCTACCTCTTCTCATTGAAGTATTGCTTGTATAAGGCCAATTGCCAGACATACCATCATATTCATCGGTGCCTTCTGCCATAGCATTAATACACTCGATGTAATACATCGTCTTAGCTGCCTTATAAACACAGTCCATCTCATTAGCTGAGAGATCTCCGGTTTTTACTACTTCATCAACCTTCTCACAGAGAAGATCATATAAGTTCCATAATGACTCCATAATCTCCTCCTCTCTTAAGCCGTTCTAGTAACACCGAGTGTTGCCTGCTGCCTAACAGTTATAGCAGGAGTTCCAACTGTTGTCGGATCATCCGGTGTTCCATCTACATATCTTACACCAACATTAGCACAGCATCCACAAGGAACTACAACTGTTACTTCATTGTAAATATGCTCATACTGTGCTACTGCCTGAGGAGTGATTATCGCTATACTTTCAGGTAATACTACTCCATCATAAGTAATACCTAAAGCTATAGGAGTTACTGTTCCACCCGTAGGTATCTGCACATTTGCTGATACAGATACACGATAACGAGCGGGATTTCCGTTAGCACCGCCGCGCAGAGTAAAAAGTCCAGGTGCTACAGGTAAGACATTACCCTTAGTACACCGACTAGAAACCTGGTTGAACGGGATGTCAGCATTAAGTGCTACATTCTGATCAGCCGTTGTTATATATTCTGCCATCGTCAATACCTCCGATTAATTATAAAATCCACATCCGCAACAATTGTTCTGCTGGCAACAATTAGGATTAGCTACCACATATGCCGGTCTGGGAGTAGGATTAAGATACTGCTCAAGTGCTACAGTCTGTGCAGCATTGTCTGCAAGAATCTGAGCTGTCTGCTGTCCCTGAGAAGCAGCAAGATTAGCCATTGTAAGCTGCCTTTCAAGATCTGCTATTCTCTCATTCTTAGCATCAATCTTATCCTGGCACATCTGATCAAGAATCTTCTGAACACCATCAGCTACAGACTGCCTGTCTGCACAAGCTTCTCTAGCGATGTCGGAACTAAGGTTTGCGATTGCAAGCCTGTTCTCACAGCAACAATTAGCAAACTGTGACTGAAGTGCAAAGTTCTGGTTCATTCCAGCTATAAGCAAATCATTAATTGACTGCTGAACACCATTAATCTGTCCAGAAATAGCTGAAGTATCAAATCCTCTAGCTACTTCTCCCTGAGTCTGCTGGTTAAGTAAATAAGGTATCACGTCGTTGTTACCTCCGAATCCATTTCCGTTTCCACCCCATCCCATCAAAGCAAATAAAAACAGAATAACCCACCAGCCATTACCATCGCCGAAACCTCCAAAGTTTCCGCCAGCGGGAGCTACGGGCATATACATGCCATTATTACCGTCTACAAAAGACATAAGCTTCCTCCTTTTTAATAGGAATCAAACTATAGTTACTATAAATTAACTCCCATTTGGTTTGCTTTACTCTTCAATTGCTGTAACTGCTCCGGAGTCATCTGGCCAGAATTCAGCAGATACTGTACAGCAGCTTGAGGATTATTAGCATACTCATTTGGAATGTTAATTCCTCTTTTTTGAGCAATAAATTGAAGTGGATTTTTCATGAAATTACCGAACATCCCCCTCATTCCTTGATTCATTTGTTCCTCGTACAGACGATTTGCCATTGTGATATCCTCCCTTTCTATTGTAATTATTCTCGTTTAGAGCTTCTTTTATTATGTCTTTAATCTCATCTCTAGTTACGAAATTAGATGTATTCTTTGGCTGTTCTTCCTCTATTATTCTTTCGGTATAATCGAAAGCTCTAAGAGGCTTCGGCATGCCATTCTGATCAACATCTTTTACATAGAATGTATCTTCCTCTGAATCAAAGAGATAAGCTCTCTGATTGGGCGGGACAGGATATGATTTAGCTCCATTAATTCCGCCCTGCACCCAAGCCATTATAGGACCATCGTTTTGCGGTTGTACTATAGGCTGAGGTACCTGTTGATAAAGATTCTGTGGCATCACGTATGCATTAGGATACGGATAAATTGGTGAGTAATTTTGCATTGTGTTTCTCCTTTCTTTCATATCAATTAATATTGGTTATTTCTTTTTCTTTTTAACTCTTTCTCTGCCTGCGGCTATACCACGTTCTACGTTACTAGATTCTGTTCCAGTAGCTTTGGCCCAATTATCTCTACTTGATTTATTATATTCTCCAGATCTATATCCCGGAATGTCATTATCCGCAGGATTGTTTCTTGATGTTACACCTCCGATACTATCGGATGCTTTATAAGCAGGTGCCTTTTTTCCTTTATAACCAGAATTGTTTATTATAATAGAAGGATCATAAGAAGCGCCTAATTTCTTTCTATTTCTTTTAGCTGCTATTTCTCCAGCCTTACTCTTTAAACTATAATATTTTCCTTTTAAACGCTTCTTCCATTTCATACCCTTAATACCATAATGAGCTAAAGTTTCCTCATTAAGTTCGGGTTTCTCTATAATATAATCGTACATGTTAACCTCCTATGGATATAACTTAGCCCATGTCTTGGGTCCTATTATACCATCTTTTTCTAAACCATAACTAGTCTGAAACTTAATAACTGCTTCTTTAGTCTTAGGTCCAAAATCTCCATCGACTTCAATATTGTATCCGTTAACAACTAATCTAGCCTGAGCAACCTTAACCCAATCACCTTTGCTTCCCATTTTGAGTGTTGGTTTATTAGTAACTCCAATAGTTGTTGTAACATGCTCTTCTACATCAGCATCATCGTATACCGGTCTAGCAAAAGCTACAACCTTAGATTTAGATCTTGTTCGCTCCATAACACATCCACCATTATCATTGGATGTTACGGAAGTATTGCCTTCTATGGTCTGAAAATTTGCAGGCCACTGTGATGCATTCTTAACCAATCCTATGTGATCAGTATCTTTATAACTTGTTCCGAATTTAAAGAATACTAAATCACCCTTCTTCGGTTTAGTTACTATTTGTCCTCTGGCTTTAAACCAATGATAAATATCAGAACAACTTGCTGATTTCTTTATCAGGTTGGTTCCTCTGAAGACCCACGATTGAAACACAGCACACCATGGATACTTAGGACCACTTACTTCATGACCATAAAACCATGTATTGTATTTGACATTATTACTACCTGGCGGATATTCTTTTGTTCCAATTTCTTTTTGTGCTATTGCCAATATTGAATCAATCTTCATTGTCATCACCCTCAAAGAACTCAAACACTTGATTAATTACTTCAATTCCAAATAATGCGGCGATAAGCAAAGCTATAACTACTATGCTACCTAAAGATAATAGAACAATTAATAAAGTCTTCATTTTATCCCCTTATAGTCTAGACATAAGAAATGCATCTAGATTCTTTTTAGCTTCCGTTACAGCCCCATTACATCCCTGCTGAATTAATCCATCTAATACGGCAGATAAGGTCTTTGTTAATACGGTTATTTCTTCTTTGTTTTCAGTATGATTTTTGTCTATCTGTTTTTCTATTTCTTCTAGTCTACTATCATACTTGTCATAGATCTTTTCTCTCTCAGTATCTAAATTTTTGGCATACTCGTCCCATTTCTGTTCACGATCATGCCGCTTAGTGACTGCTTCGATCATTTCCCCCACCGCCTTAACAAACGCCCATAGACCCAATAAAACTAATCCAGCTTGAACTAAGAAATCAATCGTTATTGTTTGCGTCATCCTTGACCTCCTCTCCAGGAGTCACCTCAGCAAGCTGTTTCAAAAGCTGTATTATCTTATCATATCCTATCATACTTGCTATCCATACTGCTACTCCCATAAGCACAAGACAAATGATATTATTAATTGTCCAAGGTATAGAATTAAGCATATATAGTATAGCTGTACCGCCGCATCCTACTACTATAGCATTAATAAGTGCTACCATATTTGCAGAGTATTCCTTATGAGCATTGGTATATGCCTTCTTAACTGCTTCAGTTAATAATGAGGTAATACCCGCTCCAAATGTTAACATAGTAATAAATAAAGTAAGTGTCATTAATTAAAACCTCCTATATAATTAATGCCGTAAACGGAAAGCTTAGTTCGTCGTTAACCGGAGACAATGTATAGTTTTCTTGAAACTTTATTGATTGTTATTACTAATTAATCTCGTCTACGGCACTAATATCAATGTTTGAATCCTATAACTGTTTGATCAATTTCTTCTTCGTCCTCTTCTACTGGATTATATGTCTCAAATCCTATAGCAGAAACAGATCCTTCATCAATTATCTGATCAGCATCTTTACTTCGAATTTTGAATATCTTTATTAAACCACATACTAAGAATTCTCCGCCAAATGCAGCAAAGAAACAATTTATTAATGTGTCAGGAACTAATATACCAAATATTGATAATACTAATGTGATTAATGTAAAAACTATTAATAATTTAATACAAAAAACAACATAATCAGCTAATGGTATATCTTGTAATTTAAATTTTTTCTTAAAGAATTTCATTAGTATGTCCTCTCGAAGTAATAAATTGGAACCTCATTACCACTATCCCATGTATCATAGTAATTTCCATCTATTACTGCTACAACATGTTCTCCAGTAGCTAAAACAAATGTTCCGAATGGATGATCTACAGTAAACTTTCTAATACTATAACAATATGGACATGTATCAGGTATTATCTTTTTCTTAAACCCTCTATCTTTTAAATATCTAGTCCATACATTATTAGAAATCTGAATCTCATACATTTCTCTTGAAAGATCTGAAAGTTCTTTATGAATAAATTCCCAATCCTCATCCAATACTATACATAAAGCCCTTATAACACAGTCATCTACTAACTTCTTTTCTGGATTTGGATTTGCTTTAATCCACATTTTCTTTTTCCTTTATCCTTTGAAGATCTTTCCAAGCATATAATCTCCATTCAAGATTTGCGATTTCATCTTTTATAGCTTGCATTACTGTAGAATTCGTTGGGGGATCAAAAGTTAATTTAACTTTT